TGACCGTGAGATCGAAAAATTACGGTTACGTGGTGAAGATGATGTTATCGAACGAGAATATTTTGGAAAGATTGCAGTGGGAGGACGGAACGCTATTTTCCCCATGTACGACAAAAAACAAATAAAATCACATAAGGAATTATTAGATGCAATTACTAGAGATCGCAAAAAGTTGGATTGGTTCTGTATTACTGACCCTGGTTCAACTACTTGTTTTGCTGTCCTTCTTGGCTGTATCAACCCTTATACAAAGCATCTGTATATTATGGACGAAATTTACGAGGTAAATCAAGAAAATACTACCGTAAGATCAATTTACCCTAGAATAGATGCAAAAATGGCAGAACTTTTTCCATATTCATCCGTAGAAGATGACTGGTGTAAAGTTTATGATGAGGCTGCAGCTTGGTTTTCAACCGAAGTTATGCATCAATACGGCATTTATTTTATGCCTACTGCCAAACATATGAATAAAAAAGATCATGGTTTAAGTCTAATTAAAGATCAGTTAATACACGGTCTTGTATCTATTTCTGATAGATGTGTAAAGCTAAATTGGGAAATGCAAAACTATGTTAAAGACAGTAAAGGTAACATACCTAAGAAAAATGACCATTTAATTGATTGTTGGCGATATTTAAATGCGGCTGCTAATTATAACATGATTGAAGTATTAGAAACTTTAAAACAAAAGAATGATGATAGTCGTCGTTATTATAGTATGAAAGATGATTATAAATCTTTAAAAAAACACGATGACTGGACCTTTAATATATTACCCTGGGAGGATTAAATGCCTAATATTATTGTAATGTTGTATATTTTTTCAATTTTAGGTTGCATTTTGAGTGCAATTAGTATATGCTTGTCTCTGTATGCCATTATTTTGGCAAAAAGTTTGGAAAAAGCAACACATACAGTACAATTTATGCCCGCAGAGCAAACGCTTGATCCAAGTTTCTCAAATCAAAAAGATATTGAGGAAATTAATGTTGAAAGTAAAGAAGAAAATGAAGATGTATATAGGATGGTGTAAATGAGCTTTTTCGATGACTTAGGTGATGATCGCCCAGATAAAATTAATGTAAAGCCATTCCATTCTGTAAAAGATAAAGACGAGAAGAAAGTTCTCGCATGGTTAGCAAAAGTAATCGAAACTTTAGAAAAACAAGGTATATCAAGGCAAGCTAAATATAGAAAAAATTTAGAGGCTTATCGCGGTTCTTCAAATGTTCCCAAAAGAAGCGACATTCGTCGTTCAGATCGTCAAACACTAAACCGAGTTAATAAGTTTGTCATTAATCATTTATATGACATGACTGAAACTCGAGTATCCCAAATGACGCGAATTAAGCCTGCTGTTGATGTATTACCTACAAATGATGAGTTTGAAGACAAAAATGCGGCAAAAGCTGTAAAGTATTTAATTAATCATTTGTGGTACATCAATGACATTGACGCTATATTGCAAAAAATGCAAAGGCAAGCTCGTATATTTGGTGAAACTTATTGTTTTATTGAGTGGGAACCTAGTAAAGGTGATTTACATCCTTTATATGTAAAAGCTAGAGATAGTAAAATAGATCTTGATCTTTTAGATGAGGAAGGTAACTCAATTGGTAAAATAGATAAGGATAAACCAGTTTATATTGGTGATATTAAATATGATATAGAAGTACCTTGGAGAGTCCATTTACAAAGACAAAAAAAGTTTGAAGATGTAGAATATTGTTTTAGAGTTAAAATTAAATCTACAGAAGACTTAAAAAAAGAATATCCTGATAAAGCAGAGAAATTAAAATCAGATACAAATGTAAAAGCTTTTTCTGAAAGTGATTTAACAGAACATTTATTAGAAGAAGAAACAGTTATATATGAATTTTTTCATAAAAAAACTAAACATTGTCCTCAAGGATATTTTGCAGTCTTTACTAAAGATGCTATTTTAGAAGCAAGTGATCTACCTTACTCTCATGGCAAATTACCTTTAGAAAGATTAACTGATTTAGATATACCTGAACAATTAAATGGTATTTCTGCATACGAAATGGTTAGACCAATACAAAGTATGCATGATAACCTTTCAACCCTATTAGCTAAAAATATTTATTTAATGGGTCATGCAAAATGGGTTATGCCTAGAGGTGCTTGTAAGATTGAAAGTTTAGGTAATGATAATACTATTGTACAATATCAGGGTGCAACTCCACCACAAATGTTACAAACATCCCCTAATCCCCCAGAAGCATACGCATTTAGAAATGCATTAAGAGACGAAATGGGACAAATATATGGTGTCCAAGGCGTTTCA